CTTAGAGAGGTTGAAGTTGTAGATCAAAAGCGCAGTCGTTTGGTCTACGGTCTTGAAACACCATATAACAAGGTTTTTAAGTGGGTCTACAGCAGCAGACATCGTGGATAACTGCGAGATGTCCACGTTATTGAAGAACCATCTATCCACCTTCTCCACCGAAATAGACTTTACTTCCTGCCCGTTCGTGACATAAAACCCGTCGTCAGACAAAAAGAAGCTCGATCCAGCGTACTGAATGACTGAGTTGGGCTCCATGCAACCCAAACCCCTAGAGATCGTGTCGAACTGGAATACAAGCGGGCTCCCAACGTAAGACATACGGACAACCGCACGATCCATAAACACGATGCCGTATTCACCACCCGTCAGACCCTTAACGTGTCCACCATCAGGTATGTCCTGATAGTCCGCTTGTGTTGTTGCGGCAGGAGTCCAACTCGTCTCGTCTCCTAACGCGCACCATTCCACGCGATTAGGGTAGACCGTTGAACCATTGTTAAAGCCAGCAACTACAAAGTCCCTGACCGTTGTGACATACCTAGACTTAGGTGCAGCAGCACCAAGGTCTGCAAATAGGGTAGACGAACCCAGGAGATAACCTTGAAGCCTGTCGCCTCCGTTGGCCGCGATCACTCGATTGCCAAACTGAGTAAAACGCCACTTCTGATCTGATGGTGTTGTATATCCACCAGACTTAGAAACATCCGAAAGGTTTAGGTTCGTGCCTAGCTTAAAGAGTTTTGTGTCGCCGCCAGCAAAGACCGTTACCGCCTCGTCCGGAGCAGCCGCAGCAGCAACCGAATTAAGCGTTTCTGAAGCCGCATTGCTCCACTCACTAGGCGAAGATAAAGGGCCATAACCTACCTGTTGGGGTATGACGTTCTTGGCATCAACCAGAGCACCTGCTACCCCTGGCTGATCCGGCAACCACTCACCAAAGTTAATTCTCATCGCTTAGCAAGCGTCATGGTTAGAGGAACACCGGAATACTGACCCTCCTCGTCTGAACGCGTGAGAGCGGCAATAGCACGATCATAAAGCGCACCCCAGGTCTGTAGCCTGGGATCGTTCATAAGATAAGGTTCAGCCTCGCCTAACGACCCGTAGAGGAGTGCATCCGGACAGGTCGTAATCCAGAGATTTGTCGGGGCCGCTGTAGATAAAAACGCAGGGGCCGCGTAGTAGAGGATCTTGATGTCGTAATTGCTGTCAGGAATTGGGGCAAGTTGAATCGTAGACCCAAGGATGGTGTAGAAAGCCGGTACACCACTTTGGTTCGTCCTACCGTTCCGAATAAAGATGCTCGGCGTTGCGAACGTAATAGGGAAGTCGGGGTCAGAGTCAACGTACACATCCCTTGCTTGCAAGAAGTCACTAGGGAGGTTAATTGTCGAGACTCCACCGGTCGCCGTAACCGATGTTTGCGTAAGCATTTCGCGCAAGCGAAGATCTCTACGGAGTCGAATCTCTGCGAGTTGGATGAAGTCAGGGATCGCGGAAGTAAGATCATCTCGTGAGAGATAATTAGCTATCGTTGTTTGCAGATTGCCGTAACTGTTTAGGGCCATATTCGACATCGCTCCATCGGTATTCGTGCGTCCCGATGTGTCCTATTTCGAGGCTCAATTCGTGATCCACGAAAGTCTTAATCCCGTGATCTAAAGCTTTCACGCAAAAATGCACATCTTCGCCAATTAGACCACCCGCCCCCCATACTACATCAAACCAAGGTTGCGGCATAGCCTCAAACACAGACTTATGGGTTAGCACAACCCCAAAACCTACAGCAGTCACCTCTTCGATACCCTTCTTTCCTCGACTCTCGATCTTCTCAAAGATCTCTTTATCTTGGTGAAAGTTGATCGCCGTTGGTAAAACGGGCTTACGTCTCGTGACTGCATTAACCCCGACAATCTTTTGCCCGTGTGCTAACAGTCGTTCTAACGTGTTCTTGGGGAACCTCATGTCCGAGTCCACCCAAAGAATGTACTCAGCACCGTCGGCTAAGGCTTCTTTGGCTAGCGACTCTCTCTGACTGAATATGAGAGTGCCTGGTGCGGTGTACAAGAGGAACGATCCTCCCGTTAACGCGCACCTATTGGCCCCATCGTATGCTGCCAGTCGAGCCATGTCGAAGGCAGTCCCCGTCATCATCGTGTCCCTACACGGAACACAAAGAGCTATCTTCATACTTTTCCTGGACGAGTTCTAAAGTGTCTGTTCTCTGGGTCGTTCATCCACGCCCTGAACTTCTTTTCGTCTACGATGGCAAAGCCACGCATGATCCCTTGGTTGTTTAGATCGTCAATTACTGCATAGGGTAGTTGAGCGTACCGCGTCCACTCACCCCAACGCTCACGCTCGTCAGTGGCGTTATAGAGTGCTTTGTTCTGCTCGATAATAGCCGTTATGTCTTGAACTCTTTCAAAGACATACTGGTCGTCGGTTGCATGAAATTTAGTTTTGAGCATAAAAAAAGGGAGGTTGTTACGCCTCCCTCTTTTTTACCACAGTTTTTGTTACGCTGTCTTGAGGTCAGCCAAAATACCGTGAGCAGCCTCGTTACGCATCTCCATCGTGAACTCAGCAAGGATCTGAGTTTTCTCGGAGTCGCCAGTTTTGGCAAGCTCATTGGTCTGGAAGGGACGCAGATAACCAACTGCTGCGTATTCCGGATCAAGGATGAACGCGTCACGGCTACGAACGAAACGATCAGGAACTACAGAGATCGAGCCGAAGTCGCTCAGGTACACATCAGCCGCGCCGATGATGGTCGTCGGTGCGTCAGAAGGAGCCATGTAACGCTGTGCTGCGATACCTGCAAAGGCCGAAACGGTCTGCTTGAGTGCAGGGCCAACCACGAGGATCTTGGGGCTGCCGCCAGAGGTGTAAACCTGCTGAACGCCATCCTTCAGGATTGCCTCGGTAAAGGTACGAGTTGTACCGTCTGAACGTGTGCTCACGCCGATTGTGGTGGGGTTAGCACCGTCAGTCGTGTTGTAGTTCGAGTTAGTCTTGAGCCAAGACAAAAGCGAACCTAACTTGCGAGCCGTGGACGAGTTGCCAGCACTGCGACCCTGGTTAGCAGCAAGGATCGTCTCTTGGTCACGCTTGAGTTCTTGCGAAGCCTTCGAGAGTTGATAAGCCTTCTCTGCGCGACGACCTGCAAGATCAACGGCCATCATGGTTCCTGACACCTGGATCGTTTTAGCAACGATCTGCGTGTAGTTACCGAGACGAGTCGTCGGGCTGATGGTTGCTGCGGTAGCGTCGTCACCTTCAACCTGTGCGTTGTTGGTTGTTGCTGCTGCCAACGTGTCGGTCTGCCACTCGTGGTAGACAGCCGTTGCCTTGGTGCGAGCAAGCGACGAAAGGATAGGTGTCTCGGTCGGGCTGATGTTGTAAATAACATCGGTTAGATCTTCACGCTGACCGATAGCGGTGAAGGTCTGGAATGTACCTGAAGGAACAGTCATTTCTAACTCCTAATTACAAGAATCTTTCAAAAACCCTTGCAGCGTCCTGTCGACTACCTGTCTTTTTGAGACGCGCAAAGTCCTGTTTTGCTGCTTCTGACTGGATGGTCTTACCTGTGGCAGTCCCAGGCTTTAGCAACTTCGGAGCCTCCGTAACCTTTTTGGTTACCCCAGGCTTACTTTGTTGCAATTTCTGATACTGCGCGGCCATCCATAACGTCACCACGGCACGAGAGTCAGTCGCACTTGCAAGTTCCGCATCAGAGTAACCAATGCTCTTTGCAAACGCTCGTAAATCACTACGGACTTTCTCACCCTTCTTCGGATCGGCGTAGTCTGGGATTGCACTTGCAACCTTCTGCGCCTCTTCCGCGATACGCCTCTCCATATGAACCTCTTGCTCGGCTTGTTGCTCTCTGGCAATGCGTTGCTGTTCGGCTCTTAACTGCTGGAGTTGCTTCTCTTGGCGAGTCATTTCCGCGACCTTCACCGCATAAGCTATCGGGTCGGTTTCTTTCAAACTCTCAATATCTTCGCCCTTCATTTGCTGGCTTAGGAATTGATCCATAACCTGCAAGCGTTGGGCATAAGCATCTCGTGCCTGCTTTGCTTGCTCAACAGCGGCTTTCTCTGCCTCTACTGCTTTACGCTGTTCTGCAAGCGCGTTAGTTTTCTTATGGTAATCAGTGCCTTTTTGGTAGCCTTCGATCAACTCTTGGAGGGTCACCTCGCGTTCTTCACCTGCGGCTTTCACCACAAAACGCTGTTCCTCCTCTTGAGCCTCCTCTTGGACTTCCTCAGACTCAGATTCACTGACAGCAAGTTCCTGTTCTTCTGACTGGGGTTCTGGTTGCTCCGCTGGAGTCCCACCGCCATCCATCATCCCAAGAAACGCATTTGCTGCCTGTCCCACTGTCAAGCTAGTCCCTTGCGGGTTGCTGCTTTCCATAAACTAACCTCTACTTAAAAAGTTTGAATCGTCTCTTGTTCATCTCGCCTTCGGCGGCAACGGACTCAAGACGCGCTTTCACACGACGCACTGCGCCAATCATGAGATACGAGTCCTCACGAAGCTCAATGTCGTCCTGATGACTGTTGATAATACGCTCGATGTTGTCTTTTTCCAACTCAGCGAAGATTTCTGTCAGAAACTCATCGCCAAGCAAAGCCTTTGCTCGTTCCCAACGTTGCGTCATAAGAGTCCTTTAGCCTTCTTTTTGGGGATTCGTGACTCGTTAAGAGCCTCTAAGAAATCCTCTCCGTATTTGTTGACAGCCTTCTTACGAATGACGTATTCGCCTTTTTGCAAAGCTGCGTAACCCTCATCAGGGCCGCCAGGATCTGGCCCAAGCAAACTCTTTACTTTGCCGCCTTTGTATAGTTTTACTTGGTCAACATTTTCTTGCTGCTGTTGGTCTATTGCCCCTTGATTGGTTCCGGTAGTGGATATGGTTTCACCGCCATAAGTAATACCAGACTGAGACTCAAATTTTTTCTGCAAAGCGGCTGCATCAAAGATCCCAGGCTGAAATGTTGGCTTAGTCCCAGTGACAGCAGGGAT